GTTGGACGTGAGATTGGGTTATCTAGACAAAGAACACATGACATGGTTGAACGGGCACAATTTGAACGTTTGCACAAGGTCAAGCCTCCTTTGGGAGAAGAGGCTGTTTGACTTAACTTGTATCCATGTTAAAATGGGGGGAACCCCCAAAAGGGTTCCCCCCATTTGAAGCGATGGGGAATTTCTATTTCTAACATTGTTAGAAATGGAGAAGTCACTAGGTCGGGTCGTCCCGTGTCTCCCTGCGGGACGGCCCCACCGAACAGGGAGATAGATGATTGAAATACGTTTACGACAGAGTTGGATCAATACGTTCCTTCGATGTCCCGAGCAGGCACGACAAGAACGCTTAGGTCTTGTATTCCAGAAAGAAACAACAGATTTTCTGAGAGGTAACGCTGTTCACGGAGCCATCGAATACGCAGGACGAATGATCATGGCTGGTTTACCCCGTCCTAGTTTGGACGAGGTACTGGAAGTCGCAGAAGAATTTATTGCTACCTACTCATCCGAAGTAGAAGTCTGGCGTCAGGAGTACGAAGAAGTAGTTGATGTGGTTCGAGCCAACCTTGCGGTTTGGTACGAGGAACTGTTCCCTTCGTTAGATCCTGAGGGAGTTGAGGTTCCGTTTGAACGTGAGATAGGCAGAAGAGACAACGTTAGGTTGGTTCTCACTGGCACTGTTGACTGGGTAGATAAGTCTGGTGTGCTGTGGGATTGGAAGAATCCTGGCAGGGAGTATCAAGCTTGGGAGAAGAAGCGTTGGGATATACAATCTCATGCCTATAGTTGGGCGTTGGATGCAACGCATTTCAACTTCGGGGTGATGGCTAATGGGAAGCTTCAAATAATTGAGATCGAAAGAACAGAAGAGCACAAGAAAGCTTTTCTGGAATTGTGCTGGTCGATGGTGCCGACAATCATGTCGGACGCTAAGACTTGGCCTCAGAACTGGGAGGGCTGGCATTGCTCTCCTCTATGGTGTCCTGTCTGGCAGGCAGGCAAATGCCGAGGTGCTCACCTCGGAGAGAATCCCTGGTAGGGAGAAAGGTAAATTATGACTGACACAGCGAAAGTGACAGTTAGCTTCACGCAGAAAGTAAGTGAAGCTCCATATGAAACAGCGGACTACTCGCTTACTATTGAGCGCAGTGTTCCTGAATCAATGGGAGATGACGGCATTCTTGCCGAGGCGTCTTCCATGTTTGAGCAAGTTAAGAGTGAGGTCCTGAAACAATCAGGTCAGGAGATGGATCTTTCTCCTGATGGGGTTGTGATGCGACGCCTGAAAAGCGGCGTTTCCAGGTCTTCAGATAGTCAAGCAGGCACCGCCTCGCAGACGACTGCAAGTGTCCCTGCTCCGTCAGGACCTACGGCAGCATCCGTAGCGGCTGCACCAGCACCAGCGCAAGCTGCTCCTGCTGGTGGAACAATCAGCGGTCGCACCTATAAGCGGACTGACTTCTGCACTGGTAAGGGCGCTGACGAACGTCAAGCTGCTTTCAACTTGCTTGCTTTCCACCCGAATCAGTGGTCTTTAGACGACGGCACCTTAAAGGTGTACGAAGTTAAGGAATACGCTGACGGGACTACTGACAAGACGAAGACAGGGAAGAACTTCCCGAACTTTTCAGTCAGCAAGGAAGCACTTTCCCACATTGGTGTTGCCACATCTCGTGATGTTGGTATCTGGGTCAACGACGGAGACAGCAATGTTCCGTTGAAGGTTTGGAATCAAGCAGCAGGTGAATCTGTTGATGATGCAATCGAATGGGATTGGATTGCCCGACGAGCAGAACTTCAAGAGTTCGCATATAAGGGCAACTGATGAGTGAGGGTGACGAAGCTGTCGCCCTCACCACCGAGGAGATCGATGCCCGACTTGCGGGCATTGATCTCCCCGAGGGAGAGCCGCAGTACAAATTTTTTAAGCCTACGTCCGATGCCGTAGACCGTTGGGTTGAATACGCCAAAGGAAGCCACGACTGCTTCCACCTAGGACTACAAGACATCGACAGTCGCATGCGAGGAGTCTGGCCGAGCGACGTACTCGTCGTAACAGGCAGAGCACACAGCGGCAAATCCGCAGTGCTTCTATCCTCAATGGCACGCAACCTACTTGAAGACCCAGACTTCTATGGAGTGATCTATACTCCTGATGAACCCGAGATCCTGGTTGTATCCAAACTTTATGCGCTTTTATATCAACGAAATCTTGCTGAAGTGGAAGAAGCTCTTCGGACGCAAGACGAAATAGTCTTGAATGAAATCCAAGAAGCCAAGTTCGGGTTCTTGGATCGAATAAAGATCTTCCCTAACGCTCTCTCTTTTAACGACATGAGTAATGCGATGAGAGAATGCGAAGATTACTGGCAACACAAGCCACGTTTCGTAATGGTTGACTTCCTTGAACAGCTTCCTGGCGCATCAGGATACGAAGGAGTATCCACAGTCTTAAAAGGACTGAAGGAATGGGCAGAAACAGAGAACCTGCCCGTCGGACTGATCCACCAGTCAGGCAAAGGGTCAACTCGTGGAACATCCAGAGGCATGGACGACGGCAAATTCAATGCCGACGAATACGCCATCCTGCAGCTAAACGTCTTCAGACGCAGGGATGACCCCAAACTTTCCGACTCTGAACGACGCATTCACTCAGTGTCCGTATCGTTAGATCTTTGCAAGAACAAGAGGCCACCATGCCAAATCACAGACCCACCCATCGACTATTACATGGATCCGAACTGTGGGCTTGTGAGAGAATATTACGAAAGCGATATTCCTGGGGATGACCGATGGGTGGAATAACTCTCGAAAGGTTTGCGGCCCTCCATCAAGGAGGAGCGTTAGCTGACGTAACTAGCTGGGTGCATCCCTTAGAAGAAGACGGGAACGTTGCACTTGGATACGGAGAAGAATACCTACAGCACATCGAAACTCATTTAGATGATGATGTTGCTCTCGGTGTGTATCCACTGTGGCAACGCAATGGTGTGTGGATGGTCAACTGGTGTGCAGTTGACCTTGACGATGGAGAAAACTCCAGCGTCCACGCTGACAACCTGGTCATTCTCTTAGAAAAGACAGGGATACAAAGCTGGAAGGAAACATCAAAAAGTAAGGGCTACCACGTTTGGGTTTACCTAACTGAACCAGTAGCAGCAACAGTGGCACGCAAAGGGCTTATAGGAGCGTGCCGTGTTGTGGATGTGCCAACTAAAGAGGTTTATCCAAAACAAACCTCACTGAACGAAGGTGCTTTAGGCAACTGTTTACGTTTGCCTTACCCTAAGCACCGTAACCCTGGCCGCCATGAAGTTTACGACCCATCTAAAACAGATTCCTTTTTCTCCCTTGAGGAATTTGTTGACGCTGCATGGGCTAACCGAACTTCGCCAGGGTTACTTCGCTCGTTGATTCGTTTCTACGAAGCAACGGAACCGAAAGCTCCGCAATACAAACCTGGGAACAGGGAAGACGGAGAATTCAAAGGCAACGCTCGGACCATCTGGGAACAAAGAGAGTTCTCAGATCGGTCTGAAGCGATGTACGCTTTTGCTAGTAGCCTTCTTTGGCAAGACTATTCACCTGATGCGACCCTGGACTGGTTGCGTCGGCTCGATGAAAGACTTGAAAAATTTATTGGCAGAGCAGACAGAGAGAAACAGTTACAAAACATTGTTTCCAAAGCCGCACAAACAACGAGGTATCATGCGTAAACGTTCTTACAAGTTCACTGTTCCAGGGAAACCAAAGGTTAAAGGTCGTCCTCGGTTCGCACGAGGCAGAACGTATACCCCTAAGTCCACACTGGAACACGAAGAACACATAAGAAACCATTACGACGGCCCTAAGTTTGAAGGACCGATCTCTATTAGCTGTGTGTTCACATCTAAACGAACACAAATAACTATCTCTGAGCTTGATGACAGCGAAACAAAGCTACGAGGGGATACAACAAATTATCTGAAAGCAGTAGAAGATGCCTTAAACGGCATCGCCTACGACGACGACATCATGGTCTATCGAATAGTTGGGAGAAAAAAATGAAAGCTCCGATGTTTCATAAACGTCCTTACGAAGAACGTTACAAATCGATGGGAGAAGAAGCTGAAGGTGAGTTCGAGAAACGAGAACGAAACTGGGAACGGTTTGGTTTTAATCGACCTGATGGCTTTGAGCTATACCAAATCCCTGCGACGTTTGCGGCTACGCCTGACTACATACAGGTGTCTAACGGTGGTTTCCCTCGCCTTGTAGAAGTAATGGGTATGGGACACGACGAAATGTTAAAGGTTAAGTTCAATAAAATTCGTGCGCTACAGTGGTGGGACACATCTGAATTAGATGTGTGGTTCTGGATCTGGTCATCCACACGCCAAAACTATGCGGATCTGAGTTACAGAGAACTAATGAAAATCATTAACACCGAAGACATTCCCGTAGGAAACTTCGATAACAACAAATTGTTCTTCTCAATACATTCAGGATTCTTGCACTGGGCAGGTGGATGAGGAGAGTGAGGGAGCAAAGCTCTTTGACGCTCTTAGGAAAGCGAACTTTCCTTCGCTGCAACCACAACGGCCTTGGGTAAACGTAACTAGTAAACCCAAGGGTAACAACTGGGGACATAGCTCTAAAAAGCTTGTTATAAAAAAAGAAAGTCATTACAGACCTACCCCTATATCAGAGATACAAGGCTTAATGGAAGCGGGTCCTTTCGAGGATCCGCTTCGGTCTATAGAAGAACGAGAACAAAACCGAGAAGATCTTATTCTCGCAGTACAAGAAACATTTATGAGGCTCACAGAAGACGAGCAGTGGCTTTACCACATGCTTGTTGATGTGGGCCTCTCTTTGCGTTTTGTAGCCATAATTTTGGACACACCTAAAACAACTATGGCTAGACGGAGAGATGAATTAGCACAAAAACTGCGTACTAGTTTGCTTCAGCAGCCAGCAGTACAAGAATATTTGAATCGAAATATCTAAAGCTCTTCGATGTTTCCTGTACACGCCTGCAGAAACACAGTGAAACCCTGCAACCAATGAATCACAGTTGACAAAGCAATAAGGTTCCCATCCTGTGCGTCATCCCACGCATTCAAAAGAGAATCAACTTCTTCAAAGTCGAACGTTAAAAGAACACCTAACGTTGGACCTACCCACTGAGCATGAGTCCCATCATTCATGTCAAGCAAACCTTTGCTTGCTAACAAAGTCTGATGAATCTCATCCTCAATAGCTAAACCCTCTTCGGCCATCCAGTTGGCCCAAAGATCGTCAAACTGTTCCTCAGCCACGGGATTACTTCCCGAGGCGTGCCTTCGCAAGCGTTTTAAGCGCTGCGATAGCAGCGGCAGCGAATGCTGTAGCTGCAGCTTTGAGACTCGATACGTCAGTAACGACAACAACAGCAAGAGCAGACTCGACACCCGTCCAAACCGAACGTTCAATCCAATCCCCCCAAGAAAACTTTGTCTTCGCTGTTTCTTCAGTCACTTCTTGCCTTTCGGTGGCTTAATATTTTTTGCTAGGACGACGAGCCGTTTTACGGCTCTTCTTAGGTTTTTTGTAACCTGTTTTAGGTGCTGATTTCTTCATTTCCCGAACGGGCGACCGCCCTGGTTCTGGTTACCCAGCCCAGTTGAACGAAGATACGCAGCATCAGCCTTAGCTTTAGCTGCCATATCAGCCATGTTGTCCGCAGATGACGAATCATATGGCTGTTCATCGGAATCACCGAACGTATCAGCAAACGATCCGTAACCTTTATCTTTAGGCATTTCAAGACCTCCTATAGAGTGTTGAGAGTGGCCCACTAACTAAACAATACATCCCAAGTTCTGGCACCAACTATGCCATCGACCTTAAGAAAAGAACAGTATTTAACCTGGAACATCTTGACTGCACGTTTCGTGTTGTATCCAAATATTCCATCGATACCCCCAGGCTCATACCCAAGGTCCTTCAAACGCTCCTGAACGACCCTGACGGCCTCTCCACGGCTCCGCTTACGCTTAGATAGCGGACTATGGGATACAACCGCTTTCAGGCTCTCCAGATGAGCGTTGATTCCGTCCCAATCCACCTTGTTGGGATCTCCAAGTGGCGACGGCATCCCTGACTTCAGCCAGTTGTACAACCAATTCCCAGGGCACGTAGAGT